ACGACCCACATCATCTTCCATTTCTAGGATACAGTTTAACTGAGACTTGTCATCATTTTCCCAGAAAGCATTATCCATCCAACGTTTAAAACTCATTACATTATCTCCTTCTCAATCAAAATTTATATAATATATCTATATGAGAAATAAGGTGGTCTTTTTAGACCACCCCTTCTCTAATATTAAGCTACTCTTACATATAGGGTGTAAGTTTCTACTGTAGAACTTGAACCTTGAATCGTAAGACCAGTATAGTTACCCACAAAGTTACGTGAGAAATCACCTATAAAGTTTCTTGAATAATTACCAGCAAAATCTCTTGAGTAATTACCTGTGTAGTCCCCTGCGAAATCTCTACTAGATACCCTAGTGGATACTGAAGTATATGCAGAAGCTCTAACCCTAGTATAGGAAGAAATTCTGGTTCTGATAAAGTCGTCAGTACTATTCCTCGTGTACTCCCCAGTAAACCCTCTACTGAAGTTACCAACATAGTCTAGAACGTAAGAAGACATTCTTGTTCTAGAGTATTCACCGGAGAAATCTCTTGAGTAGTTACCTACAAAACCTCTTGAGTAATTACCTACAAAGTTTCCAGCATAAGTAGAGACTCTATCTCTTGAGTAGTTACCTTCAAAATTATTTGTGTAGTTACCGACAAAGTTCCCAGCAAACTCACTTGCATATTCTCCTGCGTATTCTCCAACGAATTCACGAGAGTAATTTCCGACATATGAACTACTTCTTACTTGAGCGAAATCACCAACAAAGTCTCTTGAATAATTACCTTCAAAGTTTCTGGAGTATGCACCAGTATACTCGCCAACAAATCCGCGAGAGTATGTACCAGCATATTCACCAATAAAGCCTCTTGAGTACTGTCCAGCATACTCACCAATAAAGTTTCTTGAATATGTTCCGGTATAATCTCCGACGAAATTCCTTGCATAGTTACCAGTATAAGAATCAGTTATATTCCTAGAGTAAGCACCAGTATATTCACCGACGAAACCTCTTGAGTAATTACCGACATAAGAATCGGTTATATTTCTGGAATATGCACCAGTGAATTCACCAGCAAAGTCTCTAGAGTAGTTACCAGTATAAGAATCAGTTATGTTCCTAGAGTAAGTACCAGCATATTCACCGATAAACCCTCTTGAATAGTTTCCGACATAAGAATCAGTTACATTTCTAGAGTATGTTCCGGCATATTGACCAGAGAAACCACGTGCATAGTTACCAACATAAGAGTCTGTAATATTTCTAGCGTAGTTACCAGTGTACTGACCAGAGAATCCTCTTGAGTAGTTGCCAACATAAGAGTCTGTAATATTTCTAGCGTAGTTACCTACATAGTTACCACCAAATCCTCTTGAATAGTTTCCGACATAGTTACCACCGAAACCTCGAGCATAATTTCCTACATAATCCCCTGCGTAGTATGCGGTGTATGTACCAGTGTACTCTCCAACAAAGTTTCTAGCATAGTTACCAGTAAATGTCCTTGCATAGTTACCACCGAAATCTCCAGCGAAGTTAGTTACACGATCTCTAGTGTAAGAAGAAGCCCTACCTCTAGTGTAGGTAGAATAACGAGTACGTGCGTAAGCAGAGTAACGAGTTCTTGTAGATGTTCTTGCGTAATCTCCCACATAGTTGCCAGCATAGTTACCAGCATATCCGCGTGAGTAGTTTCCTAAAAAGTTACCAGTAAATGTAGTAGCATAGTTTCCTACAAAATCTCCGGTGAATGTGGTTACTCGGTTTCTCGAATAATCTCCAGCAAAGTTTCCGGTAAATGTAGTAGCATAGTTTCCTACAAAGTTACCTACATAGTTTCCACCAAAGGCACGTGAATAGTTACCTACAAAGTCACCAGTAAATGTAGTAGCATAGTTTCCTACAAAGTTACCAGCAAAGTTAGTTACACGATCTCTTACATAGTTACCTACGTAATCCCCAGCATAGTATCCTATTCTAGTATACGCACTAGTTCTAGTGTAATCTGCTGAGTATGAGTTTGCATAATTACCAACAAAATCTCCAGTATAGTATAGAGTACTTGATCTTACAACATTTCTAGCATAAGTTCCAGTATAGTATAAAGTGTTAGGAAATGCTGTAGTCGAATCCGTGGTGTATGTAGAATTCCTAGTGAAATTTATCTGAGTAGCTCTTGTATACGTAGAATTCCTAGTATAATTGGCTGTACTAGTTCTAGTGTAGTATAATGTTGCTGGTCTAGCTCTAGTGTAGTATAAGTTTCTTGTATAGTTACCAACAAAGTTTCTAGAATAAGAGACATTCTGATTACGTGTACGTGTGTAACTAGTTCCAGCGCCAGTCGATACTCTAGTGTAATCTGTTGAACCTGATTCGTATCTTCTTACTTGGAAACATGCGAAAATTCCACGTTGACCTATAAAGGAACCTCTTTGATAAGTTATCCCTCCTATTACTATACTTGACGTACTCGGTGAAGTATTTGTGATAGTGCCTACATGACCTTCAGATAACCACTGAATACCGTGATGCCATAGTCCACCTTCCATATTCTGTCGCCAGTAAATGTTTGTACCATCATTATCACCAAAGAATATTGGGTTTGAAGCCACACCTTGATATGATGTCCATCCAGTAGATCCGCCTACATAGTTTCCAGTGAAATTCTGAGTTGCGGTATAGTTTCCTACATACGAGACATTTCCACTAAATGCTCCGGTGCTAGTTCTAGTATAAGTTCCAACTCTAGAGTAGTCACCTATATAATTTAACATTCTAGCATAATCACCAACATAACTGTTAGCGAAAGTTAAAGCTGAAACGTAGTTACCAGCATAAAAGTTAATGGACGTTATAACTCTACTATAGTTTCCAGTATATTTTGTGTAATTAACAAAAGTTCTGGTGTAGGTTCCATCATAACTATCTGTGCGAGAATATGTAGAAACCCTAGAAAAACTAGTATCTCTCTCACGAGTAAAGTTCCTAGAATAATTTCCAGTGAAATAAAGAGTTCTGTTATATCCTAGAGTCTGTGTTGAAGTTCGAGTAGAAGTCCTTGCGTAGTCGCCCACAAAGTTTCCAGCAAAGTTCGTAACTCTGTCTCTCGCAAAATCTCCAACATAGTTTGTTATACGTGTACGTGCATAAGCGGAGTAACGAGTTCGTGTGTAATCTGTCGCACGAGTTCTAGCAAAATCTCCAACATAGTTTGTTACGCGAGTTCTTCCGTAATTACCTACGAAATCGCCAGCATAATTGGTTACACGAGTTCTAGCAAAATCTCCAACATAATTTGTTACACGAGTTCTTGCGTAAGCAGAGTAACGAGTTCTAGTAGATGTACGAGTAGAAGTTCTCGCATAATTACCGACATAGTTACCAGCAAATCCTCTTGAATAATTACCAACAAAACCTCGTGAATAGTTACCTGTGAAGTATGTTGTGTAGTTACCTACAAAGTTACCGGCAAAATTTGTTACTCGGTTGCGAGTGTAAACTGATACTCTTGATCTAGAATAAGCAGAATTACGAGTACGAGAATATGTACCATCAAAGTTCTGTGTCCTAGTTCTGGCATAGTTGGCTGAATATGTAGAAATTCTATTTCTTGTATAATCAGCAGTATACGCAGAAACTCTGTTTCGAGTAGAGGTCCTTGCATAAGTAGAAGATCTCTGTCTCGTGTAGTTAGCTGAATAGGCAGAAACCCTGTTTCGAGAATAAGTTCCAGCATAAGAAGAAGATCTTTGTCTTGTATAGTTTGCTGAATAAGAAGAAACCCTGTTTCGAGAATAAGTTCCAGCATAAGAAGAAGATCTTTGTCTTGTATATGGTTGAGAATACGTAGAAATTCTTGTTCTCGCATACGTACCAGTGTAAGACGATGGTCTCTGTCTTGTATAGTCAGCTACAAAGGCAGAAACTCTTGTTCTAGAGTATGTACCAGTGTAAGACGATGGTCTCTGTCTTGTATAGTTAGCTGCATAAGCAGAAACTCTATTTCTAGAATATGTACCAGTGTAAGAAGAAGATCTTTGTCTTGTATAGTTTGCTGCGTAAGCGGAAACTCGTGTTCTAACATATGCTCCAGAATATGTAGAATTTCTTGTTCTTGCATAGTTGCCAGCATAAGCCGAAACCCTAGTTCTAGCGTAGGTTCCAGCATAAGAAGAGTTTCTTGTTCTGGTGTAAGTTCCAGCATACGATGAAGGTCTTCCACGAGTATATGAAGATGCTCTATTCCTAGTGTAATATGATGTAAATCCTTGATTCCTAGTTGTCACATAAGAGGAAACCCTTGCGCGAGTGTAGTAACCAGTAAAGTTACCAACAAACGCAACAACAACATCACGAGTATAAGTAGAAGGACGATTTATTACATATTCACCAGTAAATGTTCTGGAAAAATTAGTTACTCTATNTCTGGTGTAAGCAGAACTTCTATTTGTTGTAAAAGTATTTGTATAAGCGCCAGTATATTCACCAACAAAATCTCTAGAGTAGTTTCCGGTAAAGGGTGTTGTGTATGTGCTAGTTCTAACTCTTGAATAGTTTCCGGTGAAATCTCCAATGTAGTTCCCAGTGAAATCTCTTGAGTAATTACCTTCAAAGTTTCTGGTATAGTTACCAGTGAAGTCTCCAGCATAGTTAACTGTAGATAATCTGGTAGAAATTCTTGAATAAGAAGAAACACGAGTTCTAGAATAAGTAGAAGTTCTTGGTGTAGTATAAGTACTTGCGCGAGTTCTTGTATAACTTTGGTCTGAAACATCTTTTTTAGTGTTTAACGCAGTACCTACAGCTTTCCACGTGCCGGGATCGGTGGGTGCGCCTTGTGCAGATGATCGGAACTGGTATGAACCAATGTTTCCGGCAGTAGCGCGAAGAGTTTGTATTCTTTGACCAAGAGTATATTGAATCTCTTCGTCTGTCATTTCTTGCAGACCTTGGAATGTATCACCAGAAGATTTTAATGTCATCGGACGAACAGTAGTAGGAGCTGTTACTGTAGTTTTTACGTACACATGGTAGGGAACGGACGTTCCATCACCCTGTGTATCTGAGAATATGCTATCGATAAATACGTTGTAATCTACGCCAGGAGAAGTAGATGCCAGCTTAAATGTGCCGGGATAGTCTAAGTCTACAAGTTTTCCAATTACACGATTTGCCAGTGAGTCTAGATCCGCATCTACCATTTCGTAGAGGCCAGGAACATCGACATGACTGTAGTAACCTATAGGTCTCTTGAAGTTTGAACCTGACTCGTCCGCAACACCAATTTTTTGATGAACTGTGGTTGTAGTTTCGCCAGATGTAATCTGTGATGCTGGGTGTGTTCCTGTGGTCTGATTGAAGAATGTATCTACAAAAGAACCAATAGGAGTAGCATCAACAGAACTCAAACTAAGGTTACCTATTGCATCAGTTGAAGCTGATGTCAGATGTTGACTTACACAGTACGCAAGATAGTTTTCTTCTATCGGGGAGTACTCGTGTAGGTCTGTACCTGAGTTTATAAGTTTTAAAGGTATACTCGATTTGGACACTGTAATCTCGCTCTTTAGGTTAAGTTGATCATGTACCTTTATTTATACATTTTTAAATCACAGTGCGAGAATTTATTGGACCTTTTTTTAACTTAATTTTACGAGATTTATTCTGGTTGTGTGGGCCAAGTCACCTGATCTATATTTGTTATGTTTGAATTAACAAACTCTAGATCTCGTAATTCCTGTCTATATCCTGTCCACGCATTCTTCATATCTGTAGACAATGGAGAGTCTGAGAGTTGAGTCCAATCGCAACCATATAAAAGATTAGTACGAATGCTTCTAACTTCATTCATTAAATCTTCTTGATTCCAGACCCATTCTCCATCTACCCAAGTAGAATGTCTATTTGGAGAAGGTTCTCTTTCTTTCCAGTCACCATCCCAATAATGTGTTTGTATAAAGTCTGATTTGTCTTGAACAACAAAATCAATATGGACAATTGTTGTACCATCTTCTCTTAAGCCTTCAGGTTCGTTAGAGCCACTGGCTAACTTTAATGTTTGTATTTCATTATTTCTAATGTATGCGATATAATAAATCATTTTCTTTCTCTTTTTTTAAATTAATACGCCTGTAAGAATCATTCCATTAATGGAATTACTATAACGTTCAGAACTTGCAATTGGACCATAACTATTACCTTCGCTTGTATCACCAACTCCATTGTTCCTAAGATCAATCGCAGTACTGTGATAGTCTATAACATAGCGTTGAGCAATCCGTAGCCCTGTAACCGAAGAACTGCTAGCAAGCGCACCAACTGTTCCATATGTCCACTTTAAGATTTCAACGTAGTCACCCGAAGATCCTAGTTGTTCACCACCATTTTGTGGTGACCAAGCATCCACAGTTCTCCTTTCATAAAAATTGTTGATCTTAAAATGCTGTCCTAATGTTATGGATCTACTATCAAATTGTACAGTTTGATCTTCGTTATACACAACTAGACCATAGTCGTCCGTAGAGGATACTTTACTAGAATGTTGTACTACAAAGTAATCTAGGGTTGCTGGAGTAGGGGATGTCCATGTGGTGTTACTAATACCATTGTTGTTGGTAGAACTCATATCTTGTCCATAAAACGCCGGCGGAGTTGCTGGTATAGTTGTGGGTGCGCCCATAAACACTACAGTATTTTCAAAACTGCTTGCTTGACCATATGGTACCTTTACAAAAACAAAATCATCCGAACCTATCGTAATACTAGGTCCCGATCCTGTTCCAATTTCAGTAACAACATAACTATTCATTTTACGAGAAGAGTCAAACATTAAACCGTTATTATCATTGTATACTGTTAAACCATAATCACTCATTATTGAAACCTGAATAGTTTTGCAGAAACAGATTGCGAAGAAGTTCCTGTATTTTTAATTCTTAGTATGTCATTGACAGAATCTCTTTCTACTTCAATGTCTGCATCTAACCCTGTGTTTTCTTCAATGAAAATACCTATGAGTGCTGGATTTCCAGCACCACTCGTTTGAATATCTATTGAAGAACCCCCTGAAATTGCTTGACTAGTAAATTCAAATTCATATTCTTCATTAAAAATATTATTTGAATTGGTGATAACAGACCCATTAACACCGTCTGAGATGTATAGACCGTAACTCATGATAGTTTACCAAGCTTGACTCTTACATTGTTAGCATCGCTAATTGTAATAAGGTCGTTAGTAATTGACATACTACCTTGTCCTGCTTGAGTAGATGTTATATTTAGACCAGTATCTCCCTCTGACCAATTATCTGGATCAGTTGTAATAGCAACTAGACGTGCATCTATTCTACCTGTCTTGATAAGACCACCATCGATCGTAGTTACAGCTGAACTGAATCGGTCACCCAGTTCTTGATTCATGTTTTGGAAAGTAACTAAACCATTAAAGTTGTAACTACGGAATGCGGCACTTACTGCGACTGTCGTGACACCCTCACCGCTTCTTTCTGCGAAGTATCGAGCAGCCCATAACGTTCCCGCTAGGTTAGTATCTACCGTTGGGTTCATACCCCAGTTACCATTCAATCCAGTGACCGAGCCACCGTCGGAATCATCCCAAGTAAATCCTAATGTTGCGTTATACGATGGTTGTAGTGATGCTACTAGAGTGTCCTGTTCTGCCTCTATAACAGTATAATAGTATATGTATCCACGAGATTCTCTAGGTAAATTCTCTAGGTCCGGAGTTCCCGAATCGCCATCGACAGAGTAGATGACCGGACTTGTCCAAGATAGATCATCGTCTATACCTTGCAAGTCACCTTGAACTGTAGCAACCGCACGACTCATCCATAGTGCGTTACCTAGTGTACGATCTTCTTGTGGGGTTTCTGACCAATCAGAGGGTAGACCAACCATTCCATCGTTATCAAAGTCATAGTAGACATTTGAGTCGTTATCTGTAGGTAGAGTTCCTGTAATACTTGAAACGGTTGCAGTAGAAGAATCTCTCTTAAATATCTGTACCTGATATGTTGAGAATCCATCTGCACCGTTATTGTGATCTAGATAAGGAGCGGACCACGTTGCAGTATTATCTGTACCCTCATCTCCACTGATAGAGAAAGTTGCTTCAGATGCCCATATAGTACCACCTACGTTATATCCCACAGCGTCCATAAGACCCACATCGTCATACCATGTATGGTCGGTTGCAGTAGGCATTACTTTAGCGATACCACCTGTGAAGTTAACACTACCACCTGTAGGAGTATTTGGGGCACTAGCAGTTGGTGTTCTGGTTACTGCAACAACATGCGCAGTAGATCGGCCAGGAGCACCATTACCACCCGACTGAGTCGCTTCTGGGAGATCCCACTCTATTTGGGAATCTACTACCAAAGGTGTGGTGGTGGTTGGGTAATTGTCTGGTCGAGTTGACGCAACACCTGTTATAACGTATAATTGACTATCACCTGTCGGTACTGTTTTGGACCAGTTAGTAGGTGCGGTGAATGTCTTGGTTGAGAAGTTAAATGATCCATCAGATACAGGAGTGGATGTAGTCCAAGTGCCAGAACGACGGTATGCATTAACCTGTGTGACTTGATATCCATCAATACCATCAATCGCAACGTTGAGAATTAGTTTTGGTGGAGTAAAGCTTAATGTATTGTCTGCACCGATTGCACCACGAAGAGTGGCAACTGTGTTGATTTCCCACAATGGACCGTTACTGTTTCCACTACCGTCGAACAGAGGTGGCATATCTTCCGTCCAAGTGATACCATTATGTGAAGGTAAACTAGTAAATTTATTTAACGTAAAGTCGTAAACTGCACCATTATTTGCATTATTTTCTGGGTCTGGTAGAATGTATGAAGACTGATTTAGATCTAAAGAAGATCTAGCATACAAAGACTTAAAGTATGTTGACACTGGAATGATAGACTGAATGGTTGCTTCAGACCATTCAACTGAGGTACCTGTGGATGTTCTATCATCCGTAGCCCAATCTTGTCCAGTATCTCCGTACTGTGTGAATAAATGATATGACTGCCATAGTGTATCTGTACCGGTAGGAGGAGTCGAGTACCACTGATTACCCAAAGGATCTATAATAGGAAATCCTTTATACACTTCAGATGGAGTGGCTGCACCAAAGTCAATACCACCACCAAGAGGTGATGGAGGTATAGTTAATTCGTTATTTGAATCTGCGACATCTGGAGCTCTGCGATATGCAACCGCTAAGTATGTTGACCTTCCGTCTTGACCGTCTGTTCCTGAAGATGTGGGTCTTGGATCGCCCCATGTAATAGATTCGTCAACCGTATCACCTCCGGTAAGGTCTACGTCACTTGCTATACCTGTCACAGCATATAGTTGAGGTGTTGAACTTGTACGAGGTGGTGGTGTACTTTCCCATCCGTCATCTACTGAAGTCGTTACTTGTTCTTCGTCCGGTGATAGATATAGTCCTGAAGAGAAATCAAAAGAACCACCAATAGGGGCATCTGATGGACTTAAAGTAACATCACCCGAAACTCTTTTATATGCAAATACTTGTGCATATCTAGAACCTGTACTACCATCTGTAGGAACAGTTGACTGAGATCCAATTAGTGCTGGATCTGACCATTTTCCTGAGTTAACGGTAGTATCTGGATCAAGCGTACTGAAGGTTGCAGTAGAAGCCCAAATGTCATCTTCAGACGGTGTTAGTGGGATGCTTCTATACCAATTAGGACTTGTGGGTTCGACAAAAGTGCCTGTTGAAAATGTATATGAACCATTACTTGGTTTTGTGGGGGTTGTTTGTTTTGGTGAACGTGTATATACCGTGACTGTATAAACAGATATACCTGTACCTCCACCACCTGTTCCAATATCAGAATGGTTGGCTATTTTTATCCAATTACTTGCGTGTGCAAAATACGCTGCACCTGTTTCATGTACATGAGCAAACATGCCATGATAGGTAGCTGCAGAAGGTAAGTCTCCTTCGGTAGGATAAACATTACCAAATAAAACTTTGTTTCCGGACATATCTAGATCAGAACTTTCAATAATAGTTCTAACTGCATCAGAGTCAACTGAACCACCAAATATTCCAGTTTCAACTAATTCAAAGTTTTCGTTTATCTTGTCGACCGCCGCATTGACATGGTCCGCAAGATTTACTTTTTGTATTTGATTATTGTCTTGACTCATTTTTTATCCTCTACTAAACGAAAAAGTAATTCTTTTATATCTTTCATATCATTTTTTAGTGTATCTACATCACTCGAAAGATTTTTAATCACTTCATTTTCCTTTCTTTTCTTTTCTTTTATTTTTCTTGCACTTTCAATTTCGGTTCTATTGGTATTTAGTATAGCTCCAGTTCTTCTATCTTTCACTAAATTAATATGACCTTCAACCCTCAAGTGGTTACTCATTACACCACCATAGCAATTGCACGTAAGTCTCTAATTACTGGTGACTTAGACGAACTATTGGACTGCATAACAATTTTAACTTGGAATACTGTGAACTGATCCGACTCGTGAGTAAACTCGTAATCTCTGAAAGTTGAGGGGTCATCATCTGTGGGCAAAGCCTTATCTATATCAACTAACACCCAGTCTATTACCGGATCTCCTGTCACCTCATCTGTCGCGACAAGTGAATCCTCATCAGCAGAAGATCTAACATAAACTTCGAAGTTTGCACCGGAAGGTCTGTTCGCGGCAAATATTACCTTTAGACCTAGGGATGCTTCATCTACTACAACCGGAGTTGTTATATGTTGCGCTGCATCATCATTATCAATAACATTTTCCAATGCAAGAACAGAAACTCTTTGAAGGTCTATTACAGGAGAAACCTTACTATCCTCTGTGGTTAAACTTAAGGTAAATTTCATAGTTTCTACACCACTAGCATTCTCTGAAGAAGCTACTACACTGGGAGATAAGTTTTTATTATAATCATTCAAGAAAACTATATTAGAATTACTCAAAGTGTAAATGAATTGTGCAGTTGGACGAGTGTCTCCAAAAGATGAAGCAATCGGATTAACAAGTGTAGAAGTAATTCTAGTTTTATTTGGTGTTAAGGATTGAACTTGAGGGACAAACTCATCATATACTACCTGTTGAGATGCAGTTACATCATTACCACCACCAAGAGCAGAAACAACCGAAGATGCTTGTGTTGCAGTTGTTACGCTAATATTATATCCGTCCCATTCAACATTATATACCGAGAATGTTCCTTCAAAATCGACAGCTGGAATACCACCAATGGGATTTGTGACATTTGATATAACTACTGAATCACCCAGACTAAATCCGTGCCCTTCATGGTAGACTTTAACCACATAAGTTCCTTCCTGAGTTTCTAGGGGATTATTATCTAGAGTTACTTTAGGTAATGGTGCGTTATCTAATACTAGGTCACCTGAAGCAGAAAATTCAGCTCGGTCTAGTTCAAACATTAAATCTTTAGTCTGATCCGGTGTCCAAGTAAATCCATTCTGAGATAGGAATAAAGAACCCAGAGAAGGTTGTCTAGAAACTTTGTCTTCGTCACTACCGAACACAAATTCATAAGTCTGAGCAACATAAACATTATATTCTACTGACTCTGCAAGAAGTACTATAGCATATTCTTCACCACTTGTCAAAAATATTGGTTCATCAAATTCAACTTCTGTTGGGTAAGCTTGAACATCTTCGATAGTTTCTGCTGGAGATGTTGCGTCATTAGGATTACTAACACTATTCGTAGCAATAGTAATTTGACTGGGATCAAGGAATTTAACTGCGCCAGGAACTATACGTGTTGTTGGTATACCATTTTCTACCGGACGAATCTGAACTTGTAGAGGAACCGAACTGTCTTTGCTCGATACAAAGATCCTTGCCTTTGTTATAAACATACCATTAGGATTCTCTATCTGATCGACAAAGAAGGTCTGTGCAAGTGGATCTTGTCTTCCAGCTCTAGGCGGATTAACAATACGAGTTGTCTGGATAGTTCTCTGAACGGTTTCTATTGAACCAGTAGATGTATATACCGCACGAGTAGAAACTGTAGCTTCGTCTTCATCGTTGACACTAACATCTAAAAGTTTAAATTCTTGTTTTCCAGTTCTAAAACTTATTGCCGGCGTATTAGGTAGGAAGAAACTTCCAATCAATTCTCCCTTACTATCTGTGATCAAATCGGTTGGTCCACCTAGGTCTGAAGGATATTCTAAAGCATTTGCGTACTCACTACTAAACTCCGTGGGGTTATCGGAAAATCTTGACGATGTCGTCTCTTCACGAACCCATGAACTTACATCTTTGTTGCCAAAAAAAGCAAACATCTTAGTATTAGGACGTAGACCTTTGGCCGTAAAATTAATTTTACGAGATCTCATAAAAGGAATAATTTCTATATCGGTAATTCTTTCCCCAATAAAGTCTTGAATACTCCTGTTAGTCTCTCTGAAAGAAACATCTCTAGATATTGTGGTAAATGATCCAACATTACTGAAATTATTTCTATTTCTACCATCTCCCTGAAGAGTTGGACGAACTGCAAAGTCTTCTATTCTACGTATCGTAGTTTGCATAATTGGCGGCAAATCTCTAGTTTCTACCCACTCGTCAGAAGATGGAGAAATTTCCATATGTCCAGTCTGAGTAATAACAGCAAAGGGATTTACATTTAATGTGCTTGTCGCAAGCAACTGAGATACCAAAGAAACGTCCGTGTAAGGTAGAGTGACTAGGTCACCATGTTTTTCTACTGCACTAATGTTATCTGTACTATACATTAAACGAACAGAATTCTCTCGGAAAGATGGTTTCAATAATCCTTGAGGATCTATAGAAGCTCGGTACTCGTTATTATTAATATCTGAAAAATCAAAGGTACTAAAATTATCCGCTATAAAACCAGCTTTAGTTCTTGCATTCCCATTAGAATCTAATACGGTCAATGAATTTGTGTCGGACTCTAGAAGACTCAAAGTAGTAAGTTCGAAGAGATCCCCTATACGTTGTTCTAACTTACCAATGTCTTTCATCGTGAAACGCTTGTTTGGAATATAAGTACTGGTAAGATCAGCTGTATCAAATGTATATGGATTTAATTTAAATTTGTATAATGCCATAGATCCAGTCGGAATTTCAGGTTCTCTCGGAGATATATCAGACTCACCTTGAATAACTTGGAGTTCTCCAAATCCAATATCTCCTCGACTGTCTGTTGCGTTTGCAACTAAAATATCAATACGAGGTAAGAAATAACTAATACTGTTTACCGTTATTGTAGAAGCGTTTTGGGGAAGTTCTCCAGTAACCGTAAATTCGTTTATATTGTTAGGATCATTAAAAGTTCTTGAAGGACGAAAATCTAAAACATTTCGTAAAGAAATAGTTTTTCCTGTAGCGGACACATGATCAGGTATATCTTCATAATTATCGTCTTGATAAGAACTGACAGAAAAGAATGCACCAGCAGTAGCGTGATCATAATGTTTATAAGTAGTTTGAACTTCAGTATTGGTTACACCATCGAATGGTACGGTATACCCAGATTTCTGAAGCATTACAATACGGTCATAAAAATTATCACGTTGACCACCATCCATTTCAAATTGATGAGTGATATCTTCAGCTAAAGACCAATCAATTGGAGATGATTGAACAAGACTCCATTTAACCGATATTAATTCTATACCATCAACATTCTCAGTAAATATGGGTCTTGCTTGATCGTCCACGCCATCTATTATGTCGTATTGTTCAACAGTAACTATAGTTTTCTTTCTCGCGGCCGCGTTACTGATATCAACATAATATGCAATGGCATAAATTTTTGCTGGATCTAATCCTGTATATTTTCCCGTATTATCTGGAAGTAAAGCGTTACCAGCATTATCTGTAACAAAAGGTCCGTCAGCTTCAGTAATTACCCATCCAATAGTTTCTACACCAGAAAGACTAATTTCCCCAGAACTGTTTGGATTCCCTCTAAAATAACGTTGAAGAGTGTAGTTAGCAGTAAAGTTAGACGCTTGAGGGTCTTTTTTTGGAGTATTTTGCGGTAGAGGAAATAATAAACTATTATTTGAAGCTTCATGAATAACACTGTCTACCAATTGTATGACAGCGGCACTACCAGATGGTACGTTATCTACCATATCAACAGCACTAGAGAAACTTTCTACACCTACCTTTACCGCAGGCGTCCCCGAAAATATACTATCCATACGAATGTTGAAGATGTATAAACGATACCCTGTTGGGTCACGTTGAATACCACGAACATTACAGAAACCAATGTCGTTCCCAGAAGAGTTTCTCAGACGAAAAGTTCCAAAAACATCCAGTCTACCAAATCCTTCCGAATTGTCGAGGGGGTCTGTCTCATCATGTTTAATATATACATAATTACCATAAGCGGCTGGAACAGGTTCATTAGACTTGGCGACATCACCTCTAGCTTTAGGTACAGTAATATCGGTAGTACCTATATCCAATCTATAGCCATCTACATATGCAATACCGTCAGTGACAGCCAAATTTAGATTAGTTGAATCTTTTTCTTCAAAGATTGCTTTGAAGTCTTCAACTACGTAGTTACCAGACTCTTCTTTTGTACGTTGAGCGAGTAAGTCGTTAATTCGATTATATGAATCGAAGGTAGTTACCTCACGCGTAATGATACCATTAACAACACGTGCAACAAATACGAAGTTCTCTTCTTGTAGTACTTGATCACGAGTAGTAGGAATTAGTTTTATTTGATAACGATGTGCGCCTGGAGCACTTACATTAGGAACCTGTCCTTGATTATCATATAATTGGTTATCTTGATCTTCTGTTACAATATTTTGTTCGATAAGAAATCCAATATCTGCTGTGGGAAGGGAATCATACTTAGATATGAATGAACTTCCTCCCTCCATATAAACAAAATGTCCTTGAACAAAAAAGTCGCCTGGCGAAAAATGTGCTTTGGTAGCTCTACCAGAAGCGGAAATTGGGTCAAGACTATCATCAATAACTAGTACTGTTTGTTGAGTATTATCAACGCGATATAAAGTATCTAGAGAAGAGACACGAGGAGCTTTAGTGGTATCAACTATATTAACTGTATCGGTATATTGAACATATAGTGTTGTGGGATCACCAGAAACGGAATCAACAATTTCAAGAACTTTTAGTTCTATACCCGAACCGGATGTTGTGTCATTAGTAAGAGTTTTCCCAATCCAATTAGAATCAACTATACTACTTGTGTCTAATCTAATATATTCTAGTTTATTATTTACGGTAGCGCCGCCCGGATTTACTAGAGCACCCTCTTTGAATATGTTACGACCAAATCTCGCAATTTCTTCTTGAATTATTGTTTGTGATTCGATTAGTTCTCGAGCTTGAAGTGCTTTACCCGAATTAAACAACACACGATGATAACCGTCTTCAGCATCATAAAAATCTCGGTATGTTTCTTTGAACGTCTTATCTGTAAAATCTGCCATGATTAATCCTAAACGGTTAGTACTATCTTAATATCTTCTTGTTGTTCTGCATCTCTTCGTATCTTATTTCTATTTTCAATATACATAATTTCTCCAGAGAATCTATTTATTCCATTTACTGAAGATAGAGATTCAACTACCCCAGAAACAGCACCTTGCGATATACCTTCACCAAGTTCAAAGGGCATAAATCCGGTCGATTGATTTTGATGATATCTAACTATCTTACCATCAGATTCATCTACATGTGCGACAGCTCCGGTTTTGTTGCCTGTTATTTTTTTGCCTGTTTCAAAGGTGGAATTGTTCACAAGAGTTATAGAAGGTAGAACTTTAGACGAAGTAGATGTAAAAGGATTTCCTTCTGGTGTTAATGGATTCTTGATTACACCCATCTGACGGAAAGAATTTTCTACAATAAAAGTTCCAACCTCAACACCATTTTCATCTGTTTGTAAAACTTCTCCATTGGGTTTTATATTTAATAAAACAGAATTTGTTTTTAAATCATCAATGGGGTTAAACCCTATACCATTTTCCCCAGTTATAATCGCTCGAGCTTCAAAGTCTTGACCATCTCCATCAATTTTAAATGATGCATAAGAATATCCAGAACCATAATTCTGAATCTTTATATCTACGATTTGACCGGAAGAATTAATAATAGCTGTAGCTCTTGCACCCGAACCATTTCCGATAACTCCAACCGTAGGTTCTGTTATATAACCTGTACCAGAATTAATAATTTTAGCGCTGATAATTTGACCACCTTGAGAATTTGACTTAACATTAAACTGCAAGTCTTCTATTGAATCTCCTGTACCAAGACTAGATTCTGCCGGTTGAACTGGAATATGATTAGACGATAAGAACTGATAAATTCTTTCGGGGGTAATACTATATAAAAATTTCCAAACATAATCGTCAGGAGTAGTGAAGGAATCTGCGTAGGGAACATTTAACAAACTATAATTTGGTTCTATAACAGAAGGCTTTGCGGTTCCGTCAGGGTTCTTACCATGTTCTAAACAAATGTATACTTCCTTAGCATCATTTAAAACATACCAAGGAGTGGTATTCTTTGGGTCCACATGGTCATCCCAACCAGCATAAATTGTTCCGGAAGACCAATTGACCCTTGGAGCAACAAATGAACATCCTTCAACTTTTTTTATGGACTGTAGGTTATTTCTAAACTCTCTTTCTTCAAAAGGTGAATCTATAGGATCTATTGGAGTATCACCAACATTAAATATATCCGATTTACCAATACCAATATAATATTCATTAGTTGTTAATTCTATATTTTGAATTAGATCCGTAGACAACCCTTTACCCATTGTTTGTCTTACTATAGCTGTCATTTTTATACCCTATTCAATGTTAAAAACTTATGTAGTTATTTATAACAATTATACACCGATTTTTTTTATATTTTCGATTCAACTTGTACATTTAGTTGTAACCCTTCTTGTTCACTTTTAACTATGATGAAGTGTTCCCTCAGTTTATTAATCCACCAAAAAGAATCTTCTACAATAAGATGAGCATTACGACCATCCTTCAATATTCTTCTGGCTGGATACATCGCTATAGTTAAGTATCCCCCCTTCCTTGTCACTCTCCGCAGATCTTCTAATACATTATAAAGTAGTTTTGGTTCAACATGTTCTAACACATCAATGCATATTGTATAGTCTCTCGGTTCCGGTATCATATCTTTACCTAGGATGCCGGGGTCGTACTCAAACACGTTGTAATAACCCTTCACAGGGATGTTTTTAAGAAAACTACTTTGACCGCACCCATAGTCCAATACTTCGGTTGCGCTATTAGATATCAACCATTCGTGTAGTTTTTCGGCCGACCATCCAGCGTTAATACCCCACACAGTAGTTTCGTGTTCGTATTGCAGTATTTTCTTATATTCATCACTAATTAGATCAAATCCATGTTTAGAGGAATGTACTAATTCGGTGGTTTCTGGTAATACCAAAGATTCGTTAAGTTCTTCTAGTGAGACATACTCTATAATATCATTGACACGAGAATCCTTACTTAGAGAATATACCGACACTCCTATCTTTTCACATTCCCCAGAGAACCACTCAATGTAACCATAAAGGGAATTATATAGATTCATATTCCAATCTATTTCTTTTTTATTTAAGTCCCTACCATCAAAATAATTTAATTTTTCCGTTGATAAATCTACACCAAGAAGATATATTTTCTTGAAACCCATATACAACATAACATTCATTGCCACGGCAAAACTATTTTTATGCCAAACAAAAACTTCCGATTCCGGTAAAGAAAAATCGAATATTCGGTGTTTTTCTGTCAATGGTATTTCTTCTATACTGGCAAAGTAAGTGTTTGGGTATTCTTTGAGAGTCTTTCCTTGCATCTCATGATCTTGAAATCCACCACGAAGTATTTTTGGAAAGGCCTCTGTATATACTTTCTCGTCATAACATGTGGGGTTATCCATACCCATCCAGATATCCGGTTTTAATGTTGGGTAAGTTGTATTGATAGAGAGTACTGTCTTTCCACCTCCCTTCAAAACATTTAGATCTACCTCGTTAAAGGAAGGTCCACACCCAACAAATATACCTACATTATGATTATTTTTATTATATACTGAATAATTCCTCCAAGTATCACCGTCGTGATACATAAGAGGGAGTCTTTCATTACTCTTCATCAATGAACCACCCCGATATAGCAAGTCTAGGTCTTGGTGCATATTCGGTAACTTCAGAAACAAAATTCTTTTTTGTATTTTTATCAACTTCCATAATCAATAGGTCTCCCCAGCCGGGAACATATGTCTGAAATCCTATATCATTTTCTAGATGAAATAGTCCCCCATATTCTGGTCTCCAATCCCAAGAAAGGTGAAAGGTAAATTCTACACCAGACTTATCCTTTTTATGTAGTCCTAAAAAGTCTTTCGGATAATATACTGAAGTGAATGACTCTTTAAGAACTGGATTGGTGAGGCTAGTCTCCTTTATCAATAAATCTTTAAAACTTTTTGACATAAGTACATTTTTTGTAAACTCACATTCCCAACAAGTACAACCTTTCACATGTGTATTAGTCTTGTGAAACCTATATGCAAATTTTCCATTTATTATAGTATTACGAATAGAATTTTCATTGTCAAATATTTTACGATAACCACTAATATTCAACGGTAGGTATAGGGGTTTATTCGTGTTATCGTGATTCAATGTTAGTTCGAACCAATTGGATGGATTAGAATCTATAGAACAAGCCAAATCCCATGCGTGATCTTGGGTAAGAAAATTTTTGTATATTTTATACATTATATCATTCCATAAAAAAGGAGGACATGAGTCCTCCTTCTAAAAATTACTCATAAAGATATTTATAGTTTTCCTAAACGAACTCTTACGTTGCTATTCGAATCGAGTATCTGGATGTTGTCTCCATAAAATCTTAGTCCAGATCCATCACCTTCCAAAGCATCTAATATAGCATCTAGACTCAGTACCCCACCATTAGAATTTAAATTTGTAAAGGTTAAATTTGCGTTTGGAGTATAACTACTAGTTCCTTGATACTGATATACTGTACCAGTTTGTATATGCCAATATACATCATTATTCAGTACCTCAGATGTTCCACGAAACTGTCTTATAAGATCCGCTTTAGTAGTACCATAAACATCGTGATTAACTACACTGTCGGTATCAAATACAATAGCGTTGCCCGCAGCTCCCATAGGACCGGATGGACCTATGGTTCCGGTCAATCCCTGAGAACCTTGAGGGCCTACTGTACCTCTAGGTCCTTGAGAACCTTGAGATCCTTGGACACCAGTGTCGCCAGAAGGTCCTTGAGGTCCTATCGTACCTCTAGGTCCTTGAGAACCTTGTGGTCCTACTGTACCTCTGAGTCCAGATGGACCAATACTACCCCTAGGTCCTTGAGAACCTTGAGGTCCTACTGTACCTTGGGTACCTTGCGGTCCTTGAGTTCCTCTAGGTCCTTGAGAACCTTGAGATCCTTGGACACCAGTAGCGCCAGAAGGCCCTTGTGGTCCTTGAGTTCCTCTAGGTCCTTGAGAACCTTGAGGTCCTACTGTACCTTGGGTACCTTGCGGTCCTACTGTACCTCTAGGTCCTTGAGAACCTTGAGATCCTTGGACACCAGTGTCACCAGAAGGTCCTTGAGGTCCTATCGTACCTCTGGGTCCTTGAGAACCTTGAACGCCAGTAGCGCCAGAAGGCCCTTGCGGTCCTATTGTACCCCTTGGTCCGATAGAACCTTGAGGTCCCTGAGAACCTCGAATACCTTGAGTACCCCTCGGTCCTTGAGAACCTTGTGGACCAACACTACCCCTAACACCCTGAGAACCTTGTGGACCTATTGTACCTCTAAGACCAGATGGTCCGATTGTACCTCTAACACCTTGAGAACCTTGTGGACCAGACGGACCTCTTGGACCAGAAGGACCTATCGTACCTTGAGGTCCTATAGTACCTCTGATACCCTGAGAACCTCTTGGTCCTACAGAACCTTCCGGACCCTGAGAACCTTGTGGACCGATAGTACCTCTTGTACCTTGAATACCTCTCGGTCCAGACGGTCCCTGTGATCCTATTGTGCCTTGGGGACCTTGAGTGCCCTGTGAACCACGCGGACCTGAAGTTCCGGCTAGTCCTGTAGGACCTTGAATACCTTGAGGACCAGATGGACCCTGAATACCTGTTAAACCAATCGTACCTTTAGGACCTGTACTGCCTATAGGACCTTGAGAACCCTGAGAACCTCTATCACCTTTCGATCCTTGAGGTCCAGAAAATCCTCTAGGACCTATTGAACCACGCGGACCTATAGTTCCCTGAATACCATTAGAACCTCTTGGACCTTGAGTCCCGACTGGTCCTTGATCGCCTGTCGGTCCTTGAATACCTTGAGTTCCTTGAGGACCTTGAGTGCCGGATAATCCAGACGGACCTCGTATTCCTGTAGGACCTTGAATACCTTGGGTACCTTTAGGCCCCTGAGTACCTTGTAGACCTCTAGGTCCCTGTGTTCCCGACAGACCAGAAGGACCTTGAATACCTTGAGTACCTACTGGACCTTGAGTTCCTACTGGTCCTTGATCACCTGTGGGACCTTGAATACCTTGAGTACCTTTAGGACCCTGTGTTCCCGACAGACCAGAAGGACCTTGATCACCTGTAGGACCTTGAATGCCCTGAGTACCCACTGGACCTTGGGTTCCTACTGGTCCTTGAGTTCCTCTGGGACCTTGAATACCTTGGGTACCTTTAGGACCCTGAGTACCAGATAATCCAGAAGGCCCTTGATCACCCGTAGGACCTTGAATACCTTGGGTACCTACTGGACCTTGGGTTCCTATGGGACCTTGTAACCCTGTAGGACCTTGAATACCTTGAGTACCTACTGGACCTTGGGTTCCTATGGGACCTTGTAACCCTGTAGGACCTTGAATACCTTGGGAGCCCCGTAGTCCTTGAGTACCTGTAAGTCCTCTAGGACCAGTCGGGCCCATAGGACCAGTTCCTCCTGTAGATCCAGCGACACCGATAATAGTAGGTTCACTCCAAGTATCTGTGACAGAGTCTCCATTATTTGGATTTCCAACTATACTGCGTCTACATTCCCACAATATAGGAAAGGCGGAACTCAGACTTTCTCCATTTGTTGTCCATACAACACTGTCTACACCACCATTCGGTGATGGATAACCATAAGTCCATGAGTCACTAGGAAGTTGTGATGATAAGAAGTCTGATGCTTCCGATATAGTATTTACAGTTCTAGTGTAAATAGATTCATATCCAGAAGCATCATTTATGTCTGTAAAGGTTATAGACTGTGAGGCTCTTATACTTGCCATTTTACTTCCTACTAATTAACTTACTTATTAAGGTGTAGTTACGGTAACATTACAACGAATACTGATTGGCGCGCCAGTATCCGGAATATCAGAAGGACCAACGATTACTTGATTAGTATTAATTTCACTTGCACTAGTACTTCCGTTAGCTGAACGTCTTACAGGACTTCCGCCTGAACCCAGAGGAGCTCCTGAAGCATCTGTCTGAACTTCTAGATTTGAATTTCCTACATAGACTTGTTCTCCAGTTATCCATTCCCAATCATGTTTGACTAAAACTCCACCAACACTATCACTGATCTGCGCACCATCATTTGCATCATAAACTTTTGCTGTCAATGTTACTGGATTACCTGAGTTATTTCGGAATACTACTGGATTATCTGCTTCTATTTCAACATATACTGCGGCACGACCAGAACGAACTTTACTAAATGTTACAGCATCCTTACCCTGTTCACCACTTACACGAACTGTTAATGTCGCATTAGAGTCTCCAATATTTTCTGGTTTAATCTCCAATCTAGCACCAGATACGGCAGTGGTGGGTAAAGATCCTGTAGAGAATGAACCAGTGTAGTCTGTATCGTATCCACCAATACCACCAGCACCATTTGAAGTTGCAGTTTGTGTTGACCATGCTCCACCGTCTAACGCTGTCTCATAGGTGAGAGCGCCTGGACTACCGGCAATATCAAATAGAATAGTACTATTATTCTGACTTCCCAGTAAAACACCATCCGCATCCGCAGAGAAGATTTGACTAGAAGGTACAAGACTGATAATTGTACCACCAGCACCATCCTGAATACGGTTGACTGAAAGTGCTAAATCAAAAGATCCAGTAGTTCCATTGTTATTATATGTAACTGGTATTAGGATAGTAGCTGAAGATGGAGTACCAATAGCATCAGCGTATATAACACCAGCGCCTTTGAGTACTCCACTACCTATATCAGTTCCGTTGGCTTGTGATACAAGGAATTCCCAACCACTTACCGTGTTAATAGAACCAATACTAAATTGTCCTTCTGAAGGAGATGCACTTGTTGTGAATATCTGCTCAGTACCACCAATAAATACTTTTACAGAACATGAAAAATCTCGTCTTGTCTCATTTGATACTACACCCACATCATTAGCTGCAAAGGTATGATTCTCATTTGTCAAGAACGCAGTTACGGAACTTTGACCATCGGCTAAGTCCGTGAAAGTTATGGCGGCCGTTGCCGTTCTAATTGCCATTATTAATCCTCTTGTTTATCGTTAATTGTTAATTGCAAAGGTAGGGTACCTGAATTGGGAACCGCCTGAGCTTCTATGAATATAGATTTTAATTCTCCGTTAGGAAAATTGTCCGTGACCCCAGAGTTGGTGGCAGGAACGCCATACCCTATGGGACATGTACCATCAGACCCTACTGTGACAATATTACCGTCAATGTGAGAGACATATCGCGTTGTTTCATGGACACAGACAGGTACTCCATCATTAGTCCATTCATAATCAAATTCCTTATAGTCATTCGACGATATTTCTGTACCGTCAGATGTTATAAATGCTTTTATTTCTGTTTGACCTGTATCATTACGAAAGATGACTCCATTAGTGGCCAATATATCAACTTCTAGATTAGGTAACCCACGGTCATAAGCTAATACTGGATCTGACCAATCAGATACTTCTATGATCTTAGTTATATCATTAGAAGTGGCCACAACTCGTATTAAGAAAACATATCTTCCTGTAGTGGGAAGATCAAAACTCCAACCATTAAAATCTGTACTTATCGTATTAGTTACAAATAAAGATCCAGTTTCAAAGTTATATGTTGTAGAAACATTAATATCTTGATCACTAGGAAGATCGGATTGATCATAACTTTTATACAATAGTATATTAGCACTTCCTCCGTCAGGATCTATATTCGACAATTGAGAAGTTATTTCGTCTTCTACAAGTTGTTGAAGTTCTCCGGTAGTTAGACCTCCACCACCACTTCCACCACCTCCGGTAAGTGTGATAAGGTTATATAGTTCCGCAAAGTTGTCATTAATTTTCTGACTCGCATTACGAAGAGTATCGCCTTGTCCATCATTCGCGGCACCACCAGTATTAAGAATTTGTCTAGACATTAGAGTCCTCGTAAGTAGTCTCTGTATTTATAAATTTACAAATAGTCATCGTCATCTAAGGTCTGATATTCGGAGGATAGTGATAATGTTCCATTGTCTAAAGTCCTCGGTGTAACTCCAGCCCAATCTCCAATGGTTCCTTTAATAAAGGCAGGATTGCCGTCAGAATCTAAAGTATGATTACCGTCAGAATCTATTATCGCTGTGGAAAATAAATCTTCAATTTGTTGTAATGTTATATCTTTATATCTTTCTAATGTCTCTAGAGAACTAATCACTATTCCTTCAGCGTTAGCTCTTTGATCACTATCTCTGGCATCCACAGAATCCGTTTCTTCCATAGTTAGTAGAGAATATAAAGGAGAGAATGATGACCTGACCATACTTCCTTGAACAACAACCGCGTAGTTTGGAGTCTCTAATGGATCGGTTCCCATACCAGCAAAAAAACCCATAGAAGCAACTTCTTGAACTTCTACTTCTGATGATAAATGCCATCCGGCTGGGTGTACCATCTTCTTATAAAAATCTTCATACTCGCTAACAGCTATTCCAGTTTTTAAAAGAATAGAAAATATTTGATATTTCTTGTCATCTTGAATATACTTTAAAGCTTGAGGTCCTATTAAAGAACCGCCAGGCTTATCATTTAAAATAAATATATCTTCTTTTGGATATGATACATCCACATCTTCATTAAAAAATGCTTTGAAGAATTGTTCTACCGATAATTGAGTTCCCTTATTCCTATAGAAATTAGATAGGAGTCTAGTCATCAATCTAGGATTCTGATAGAAAGAGGATGATTCTAATCCTTCACTTATCTCACCTATCAACAAATCGAGAGTACTTAATTCAGCATTAGATATGTTTCTTATACCAAACAAACTATGGATTTGATCATCATATGAAACACTTCCGTCTTCTCCGGTATACTCATAGTACTTCTCTAGGAAGGTAATAAGTCTGGGATACTCTGTCCGAAAGAACTCAGGCAATACCTGAGTGACCTGACTTCTATGGAAGTTAGGGTCAGACCTATACTGACTGTTAATCAAGTTTAACATTATAAACTAATCCTAGACGACCCAATATCAATATAACCTATGGTGGAAGAGAAATCCTCATCTAAAGTAATTATATAATTTCTTAATGGACTGATAGTACTTTGATTTGCTGGAGTTGCGGATATTTTTATTCCTGTTCCCACATAACCCGACTTGTCAACTAGTAAAGAATTCAACTTAACTGTAGCTGTATTGGGTTCATAGTAACCTACGTTAGGAGACTTGACAATACCATTTAGATCTAGTAGTTGTAATTTGGTACTGCCCAGTTCATTTTTTATAGTAACATCTATTCCATTAGACTTAAATACAGATGATGTAACTATGTGGTCATCCTTATCTGGAGTAGCCAACAACACTGGGAAACTGATAGTATGATCTTGTTCTACATAGGTTAGTATTGGCAACTGAGTAACGCCAGGTACAGCATTGAATTCGTTCTTTGCAGTTTCGATTTCAGTGATAATAGAATCCATATCAATTCTTTGTTGTATGCGCACAGACATCTTAGAGTTAATGATTGCGGTAGACAACTGATCTATTTGAGTTAACAAATTACTTCTACGGAATACTTTATCAAAAGAAGTCAAGTTATCCTCAAAGTATTGTTCTATGAAATCATCAATAGTATTTTGTAAGGATACCGCAGGCAAAGATGTTTTTACTGGGTCAATGTTAAATACTGTTTGTAATTCTAAGAAAGTTTCCCTAGGTTCAACAAACTCTGTGTTAATAGACATAATCGAAAGGTTGGAAGTTAACTGACTATGAATTTGATTCTTAACGTCAGTTTTTGTAACTTCAGATACTCCAGTTAAAAAGTTCAATGCGACAAATACCTTTCCGTATTCGGGAGGAACATTATCATTACCACCCCAAGCAGTTACATCCTTTACGTACCCACTATAGTTACGTGAGATCAGTGCAGTATAATCATTCGCAGTAACAAGTCTATTCTGTGCACTGTAGGTCCTAGGAGCATTTAATTTGATTGACTCTATAGATTCTTTTCCGTCTCCACCAGCTGAGGCGGATACCATAACAGGATTCAAAACAATGCCAGTATCTACTACATACGCAGTTGAGAAACTCTGTGCTCCGTTTGCCTCTGCACCTGACGTAGAGATATAAGTAACCTCTATTCTATTATCTGCAGCGGGTCCAGTACCTAAAACATTTCCATCACTAAAGAATAATTCATAGTAACCATTAGACGCTTCTCGAACGATGTACACTCTAGAGTTGTCCGTAATAGAAGACACGGTATTTATTTCGCTGTACTCTTGGAAGGTACCTGACAGATAGTTATCATATACACGAACTTCCATAGTCGAAGTATCTATAGAGGTGTCTGGTATTACATATACAGAATCATCATTAACGCTACCCACAATGAATGACTTAGTCTTTGTGCGACCCTCTTTAAGTTGCAACTCAGTAGAACCCCCTATAGTCTGAAATACATAGTCATCATTAACATCTTTAGTTGCAGAAAATTCTTCAGTAGAAAAGAAAGAATATAAATTCTCATCTACGGTTCCGGTGAACTCTGTGTTTTTAGGAATAGTTAGAGTTGACGGCCCGGTCGTACTTGTAAGGGATATAGACACCGCACCTGTAGCCGCAGTCTTGGACCTAGGAGAATAACCCAATGTCTCTGCATGGGATACCGCAGAAGAACGCAACTGCGAAGAACTCAGAAAGGATTCATTGACTGCCATATTAGCAATCAGTCCATTGATATGAGTGTTATGCGCTAACACATCCAATAAGTTAGACAGACCACTCGCACCGAAGTCATAATCTTGAAACTCGGATTGTTGTTTTAAATAAGTCTGTAGTTGAGATTTAATCTGAAAGAAATCCAACTCGGAGTTCTGTATAGCCATTTATCTATTCCTTGCAATATTAACATTCAATGTAACAACTCTTTGTACACTCACCACCGCGAAAGTTATTGTTACATCAATCGAATTATAGTCGGGTCTTAATACACTCTTAATAGTTCTTATTGTTGCTCTAGGTTCATATGCATTTATAGCATAACGAATATTATCTTCAATGTCCGAAGACACTGGTTCTGTAGAAAGAGAGAACAATAGATCCTGTAGGTTACCACCCATCAAAGGTCTGTATGGAATCTCACCGTGATTAGTCATCAATAGATTCTTTACAGACTGAAACACCGCAGCTGCATCTGTCTTCTTATACAGATCACCAGATGGCTTAGGTTCGAATGAACAGTCTACATCTGAGTATGTACGAGAGATAGATGTGGTAATCGGTCTCTTAGATAGGTTACCATCTTGTATTGAAAATATTTTTGCCATAGGGTTAAATTCCTCTAGTACTATTTATACAGATATAGTGACGATTTATTTTTTAATTTATTTGTAAAAAACGCTTGACAATTGATATAAAGTGTTGTATAATACTTGTATTGAGAATGAGAAGAGAGATTGAGAATAATG